GTAACACGTTTACGTTTCAATTTTTTGATGGTACGAATGGTTATTTGAGTAATGCAGCTGTCACTACACCACACCAAGTCATGGGCTTTTCTTCTAAAAATCCACCAGTCAGTGACAGTGTTGTTTCAGGTGCAATAAACTTAGAAGGACCAAACTCACTTATCCTTCGCATGACATCCGGATCAGATGAATTTACAAAAACTGTGTATTCAACGACACCATTCTATACAGGGCACATTCTTTTGGATGGCACAGATGTTATAAACTTTCATGGTGCCGACGATCCACTCACACATGAGTTCTACAAGGGACCACAGAAGTACGTCAAGGATATCAAAATAGAGTTCTTCTATATGAGCCACGGTAGACTCATTCCTTATGATTTCAGGAATCAAGATCATATTTTGAAATTTGAAATTACATGTTCTACAGACAAGTTACAGGGTCTTCCAAAGGTTCCTTTAGAAGTTGTTGAAAAAGAGATATCGCCACCAGTAAGTATCCCTGATATGTTAGTTGATACTTATAAATGGAAAGACTATCTTTCTATAGGTATTGTTGTATTCGTTGGTATAGTTATCATGAGTCTCATGAAGCGTAAACCAAAACTTAGCGAGTAACCGCATAGACAGGCTGAGCGGGCTTGGACACACGAGTGGAGATACCAGAGATGATCATGTAGACCGCAATGGAGAGTAGAGTAGTGAGCACAGCGGTGAGGGTGTATTGAGTACCACCATTCTTAGGTACCTTGATCACCTGCTGGATGAACCAACGAACGAGGTCCATCCACGACATGGCAGCCGCGAAGGAGAAACCCGCAACGATGGAGTTGAGCGATTGGGTCTCGAGCTCCTGAGAGACGAGGTTAACAGTCTTAAGTGCTTGGGCAGTCATTTCGGTCATTGTGAATTTTTATACTGTATATTTAGAAAATTATTCTGGTAATAACTCCTCTTTTTGTACAATTTTTTTATACTTTTGTTGTCTGATAATTGATGACTTGGCAAATATTTGCTCTTCACCATCCGAATCTCCATCAGTACTGGACTCGGAATCATCATCATTTGTTACCTGAAATGATTTATATTCAGAAATCGTCCACCCCTCCGGTTCCGATGTACTCATTACTATTAATAGCATTTTTTAACATCTGTTCTGTCGGATTTTGAGGAATCCAGTCATCCCAACGATCAACCGCTTCATTTATTTGATTGAAGATTGGGTCATTACCCGAGTATCTCACGAACTCTGGACAATTTTCCGGTTCAACGTCCTCTTCATCTTCATCCGTTTCTTCATCTGTCAACTCTTCTTCATAAATTTCAGGCATCGTAGAACCGATTGTTTCACCGACTTTGTACATCGCACAATATTTCATCGCATATTCCATATCTTCAGAGATGATTACATCTCTTCCACAAGCTTTGGCGTATTCGGCTGAAAGTAAAGTAGCTTTTTCCATAACAGGTAAAAGAATATTAGTCATACTTTGAATGTATTGCTCCAACATTCCATTCCCCATATCACCAAAACCACTTTGCATGTTCATCTTTAGTATTTAACGTCAAAAAGAGTTTTAGCAACTCCCTCACCGACACGGAGGATATTGTGACTGAGTGCGTAGACTTTTAATTGCCTTGCATAATCCACACATGGTGTGAGACTTAGGTTAAGAATTTGTTCTTTTATGAGGCTGAAATTTATTTGACCCGTTGGATACCATTTCTCGGGCTCTAAGGCAAAACTATAGGAGTAAAATCGTCTAATGAGTTGAGTTTTAGAATGGTGAATAGCTGCCTGAACAGCCTTGAGAAAAATGACATTACCCGTTTCTCGTGTGATTATAGGTTGACCATCTAGGTCAAGTGTGAGGTAGTCAAGATTCTCATAGAGAATGTATTTACCACCCGTGTCTTCTAAAGTATTATCATAATCAAACGGTGTCATATATTCACCCTCTGCTGTACCAACATCACCCTGTCTTTGAATGACAAAGTAAAGTTCCTTTAGGGGATTTACAAAATCCAATTTGAAGTTACCTTCTTGTTCACCCTGAGAAACATCAAAAACATTTTGTTGAATCTGAGTGATCACATAATCTTTCTTCTCCGATGCGAGTTTGATTCTATCAGATGGTTCAAGGAATATCACTTCTGCACACAATTTGAAATCTTTAACATGAATTGTACCAGGTGTTACAGGTTGAAGTGCCCCTGTTGATCCGTTTATGATTAGATGATCATGATCACGGAGTTTAATCTCAACCTCAACTTCCTGTTTCCTGATTGCACACAAGGGTACCGCCAATTCTGGGTTATTGTAAAAGTAAAACGGTAAATCTACGAAAAACTCCTCGTCCGCAGTTGCTGTACCGATTGTACCAAGAATATTCCTGTCGGATACCCGACTGGATACTGTACGTTCTGGGTACTTCCCAATGAGTTCTTTGAGAGCCCGCTGCTTTGTCTGTGTAACGTTGTGTTCTGAATATATCTGAAGATAATCACTTGGTAATCTCTGGATAATTTTTCCACCTATAATGAGATCAGCATGTTCAATAAGTGCATGACCAATGGACTCTATATATCTAGGATCATCGTAAAATAATGTAGAAATAAGTGGCAATTTCATCTTTACACTGAGTGTTGTTAAAAGATCTCCGGTATTTTGAGCGATTCTAAACCTCGTTTTACCCCCAAAATCCGCTACATTTTCTGAATCTATGTCCACATATTCTCTTGCAAAGTTTGTATGTTTTCTAAAACTTTGCAAAAAGTATGTATACTCTGGATCCAATGTAAAAAATCTGTCTTGGACTCCAGATGCTAAAAGCTGTACACGACCAGCCATTACTATTATAACATTCTAAAATTTTAAACCTGCTAAACCACTATTTATACGGAGTATGTTGTAATTCACGGCATACACTCGTGTATTGTTATTATCAACTCCATTAATAGGGTCAATTTGAATTGTGAGAAGTTTGTGGAATATACGACTCATGTTAACTTGTCCAGTTGGATAATACACTTCTGGATTAAGTGCGAAACTATACATACCAAACTCAGATTGTTTATAGTTCGTATTAGCTACATATTCTGGAGGACTTATATAGTGTTTTAGAGCTTGTTCATATACGAGAAACTTGTGACCCCTGTCAAAGACTATTTCATTGTTGAACTTTAGTTTAACATTCAAAATCTTGTTGTATCTATTTGGGTGATTGTCCCTGACGGCTTTTTCAGATTGTGACACAAAGAAAAGTTCTCTCACTGGATGTGAAAAGTTAAGCATCACAGATTTAGTATTTTCACCGGGTTTCATAACAAAATTGGACATTTGAACCTGTGTGATAACATAATCAATTGGTCTCGTCATAAGATAATTGCGTTCTCTATCAGTGAGAAATACAAACTCTGTATCTATAGAACATTTTATAAGATTCGCAGACACGTTTTCTGATGCACCACCTTCTATAAGTTCTGTGAGAGGTCTTAATTTAATTTTAACTTCAACGAGTTGTTTCGTCAGTGCACAAGTTGGTATGGCAAGACTTGGATTGCGGTAAAAGTAAAATGGGAGATCCATAAAATAGGTATTGTTACCTGTATAACTCAGAAGCTGACCATGACCATTTAGGAAGTAAACAGTTTGATCAGTGTCATCGTCTGTATTATGGAGTTGTTGATGCATATAAATGTACTCCCCCGTAATCTTTTCAATAGTTTGTCCACCTATGAGAAGCTCAGCACTCTCCACTAAGTGTGAAATAATAGATGGACACCATTCATCTCCTCCCGGTGATGGATCATCTAGTGTCACTTTCAGGGTCATATTCCTAATCACATCACCTTTGTCGTTAGGTATTCTGTAATGAAGAGTTTTACCAAAATCTAAATCAACACCATCAAATTGAGTTTCTACATAATCAATTGCAAACTTGGTGTGTCTCCTAAAGTTCATCAGGAAATAGGAAAACTGTGGATCTCCTGTGAGCCATTGGTCTTGGACTCCAGTGGCGGCAAGTCTTAAACGACCTGACATTCCTATAGTATGTGAGTAAAATTTTGTTAAATAAAACGAAACACTACTGTAGAATGAACCTTCAATTGAAGAAATTCAAACCTGAGACGATATCAGATGACAGGGTTTGTGTATTTATTGGAAAGCGTAACACAGGTAAGTCAACCCTAGTCAAGGATATCATGTACCATAAGAAACATCTCCCAGCTGGTATAGTTCTCTCAGGAACAGAGGAGGGTAACCATTTTTATTCAGATTTTATACCAGATCTCTTTATTTATGGTGACTACGACAGAGATGCTATAGAAAGGGTCATGGCCAGACAGAGAAAATTGGTAGGTGCGGGTAAAACAAATTGTGGAGCCTTCATGCTTCTAGATGACTGTATGTATGACTCAAAGTTCCTGAAAGATACATGTATTCGTCAATGCTTCATGAATGGGCGACACTGGAAGATATTCTTCATGTTGACGATGCAATATGTTATGGATTTACCACCAGCGCTTAGAGCGAATGTAGATTATGTATTCATCCTCAGGGAAAACATTATCCAGAACAGAGAAAAGTTATATAAATCATTCTTTGGTATTTTTCCCTCTTTTGATATGTTCTGTAAAGTGATGGACGCATGTACCGAAAACTATGAATGCCTCGTTTTAGATAATACAGTGAAATCTAACAGAATACAGGATTGTGTTTTTTGGTATAAAGCAACCGTGAGGAAAAACTTTAGGGTGGGAAGTCCAGACCTCTGGAGACTTCACAAAAAGATGTTCAACCCCAAATATCTTCAACAGAAAGAAGATGATGCTAAGAAGGCTACCAAAAAAACAAATCTCAAGATTACAAAGACGAAGTGACAGGCTGCGTCACTTGAATATCTAGAAAACATGTATTTATATCAGATGTCTACTGATATAAATACACTTAATCTCGCTGATAATGGGGATGGAATGGTACCATTAAATGACAATCCAACGACAACCTTTACTCCTCAACCCCCAAATCGTGAAGCGTTTTCGCAACCCGAAAAAAATATAAACCAAAGTAAAGAGACTACGATGGATTCTACTCCCATTAACGATATTATGATGGAGGCCCCAATGATGATGGATGAGCCCAAGATGCAGGGTATGATGCCCCAAATGACCGCTCCTAATCCTCAGGGTGCTTACGCTGCTCCTCAAGTACAGGAGGCCAAGCCAGAGAGCAAAAATCCTCTCAATCTTACCGATGATCAAATGATCGCCCTTGTCGCTGGCGCCGCGGCGGCCCTCGCAGTGTCTAAGCCTGTTCAAGACAAGTTGGTGACTTCTATTCCCAAGTTCCTTAACGAACAGGGGAGTAGGAGCATGGTTGGTCTTGCGTCTACCGGTGTAGTTGCGGCTATTGTTTTTTATTTCGTGAAGGACTACGTCGTCAAGCCCTAAACGTTTGATTCCCAACCCATATTAGAATAGATTGATTTATCAATACCCGAATAATAGGTAATTAGAGCTCCCAAGGACAACATCCCCATGAGCAAGGCATTCGTCTTAAGTGTCTTGCCCTTGTCAGTCCCGTAATCCTTTAGATCTTTTTCCGTTCTCTTAAACAATTTGTTAAAAATGTAGGTGAAAATCAGAGCAATTATGCTCGTAGCGAAAAAGAACTGGCGATCCACCGCGAGTTGGGGAACGCGTCCCACCATCATATGGAATACATTAGGAATCACTACAGTTAGCCATACTAGGTTTACATAGTAGCTATTGAACATATTCGGCACCTGGGTAACACCATAAATAGCGACCCAGTACCCAATCGCAACCAATAGAACGTTAAGAGGTGTTTTCATTTGCTATCTACCGAGATTATTTATCCTGTACATGTTGACCACAGAACTCTGTCTTTTCTGGTATTTTTTCGTAAATACCCAAATTTATACACACGTCACGAAGTTCTAAAAAATTATTCCAATATTCATCCGAGTGAGAGTATTCTTCAACAGTACAGTGAGCTAATTCATGGATAAGGACATGAAAAATTTCATTTACAGAACCGTCAAGACATAAAGTGATTTCCTCACCTTTATTAGTATTATACCCAATAGATCCATTCATTTTCTTTAAACCAGTCAACGGAATTTGATTAGCCAACATATGAAATTTAGGATGTTGTGTATCACCTACATGCCTCCTGAGAATCTCGTATTTCTCTTTGACTTTCACAAACTCTCGTGGTTCCTGTGTCGTCGTGAGTACATAGACATTTATAAGAAGAAGTATAATGAACGCGATCATTTCTTATATACAAATATAAATTTACTATACAGTTCTGAAATTGGGTTACCTGTAAGACCCTCCCACAACTCCAATTTGAAACCCAATTCCTCTAAATGTGTTACTAAGAGGTCTTTATACGCGACCGGTTCTGAACGCGGACCATCTGCATAAAAAGGTGTGTCCACCAAGTTCACAAACAATTTTTCACCAAATCCCCCGTTTCCGTGGTCCTTCATTAGAAAGAAATTACCCATATCATCTTTGAGAGG